TTTTTAAGAGATTTTCATAGTCTTCAGCTGTTACTGCACGCTCTTGAGTTGTAAATGCTCTTGGTGCATTATATTTGATAGACTCCAATGTTTCATAAACCGCACCGCCAGAGGCAGGAGTCGCTGTGCGAACAGTCACATTAGACTCACCATCAATTGTTTGAGCAGCGCGGAAAACTCTGGCTCCGTTAGGGAGTTCACCACTTGAAATTCTATATTCAATTACAATTACTGAATCGTTTTTTGGACGACGACCGATAATACCATCACCAAAAAGAATTTCATATGTATCGCCAATGTATGGCTGAATGAAGAAAACTTTTGATGTTGATGACAATTCAAACAGTGATGTTGCTCTGGTGTAATTGAGCAACGTTGCACCATTGTCTTCCATGATAGTAACTTTCAAACTTGAGATGTCAACGTTTTTGTTACTGATCAAAAATTTTGTTGGTGTTGTGTAACTGACTGGGTAGGTTTCTGATACGTAGTCGCCTTCATAAACTGTCAGTGTTGTCGTAAAGGTTGAGTTCGAACTGGTGACAGTTGATGTTTCGGCTGTTGTGAACAAGTATGTGTTCGCGCCAACACGTGTACTGAATGCTGTGCCCTTTGGAATAACAACGTTTCTTTTTTCAGCATCTGCTGACACAATGGTCAACGCCAAAGAAGCCTCAGCAGACTTGAATGAACGAGGAAGGTAATTGAGTTCTTTGGCATGGCTGACAACACTGTCTCTCAATTGAGCAGTGTCAAGGAACATTTCATTACCAATCATGTTCATATAGAAGGCATTTTGGTATGTGTTGTATGCCAAAAGATCAAGCATAACATTCATGTTCGAGGACTCGTAGTCATAATCCTTGAATGCAGATTGCTGCTTCAGGAATGCTTTTAACTCTCTTTTGTAGGAGTCAAAGTCCAGTGAGGTCAGTGAGATGCTTGAGTTCGCTGCCATTATCGTACTCTTTCTAATTGAATTTGAAGTAATGCGGGATCAGGATTATTTATGACCGTGAAAATAATGTCGATATTATATGTTTGTTCATCGTTGGTCAATGAAACCAAAACATTATTAAGCAATGCACGAGGCTCATATTTCTCAATCGTTTCTCTTATTGATACCCTGAGGTTTTCTTTTGTCACTGAGTCTGCTGGCTCGAACAAATACTTCTTAATGTTACCACCAAAGTCTGGGGCGAAAAATCTCTCACCCTTATCTGTTGACAACAAATTGCGAAGGCTACGTTTGACAGCCTCGACATTTGTTCTTTTCAGCAGTTGACCTGTGTTTGGATGGGCATTGAAGTTCGTCAGAAAATCACTGTATACTTCTTTGTTACGCAAATTTGTCTGATCGTCTATCCTTTGAATTGCCATCGCAGTCTCTTTTTTTGATTATTTGGTTTTATTTAGGCAGGTACTCGCCTTGCTGTGACAGTAACTTCTTCTAATTCTGGTAAATATCCATATTTGGTATACTGTATGTCAAAACATCGTTTTGGTATTAATGCATAAACTGCATCAGCCAGTGAGAAAATCGGTTTCAGTATTGTATTCATTATGGTGCATACGTCAACTTTACCCCTGTAAATGTCAACAAGTTGTTTGACAAAGTCGAAAATCTTCAATGCCTTTTTCACGATCGGAATTGAATCAGCAAGATCTTTCAGTTCTTTAAGGACTTTTTCAAATGCCTTCATGATAAGTTCTACGAAACTTAACGAAGATAAACGCTTCAACTTGTTCATCAAACGATTCCAGCCATCCTTGATTCTGGCAATAACTTTTTCTTTCATGAACACTTTGAACTTTTTGATCTCTTCTTCCATGTTAATATCCAACATCTCTCCAACAGTGTTGGCATCAAGTATGGCACTGAATGGCGGTGGGATTGGTATTGCAAGTATTTTGTCAATAAATGCATTCATAATTTCACTGGCTTGTTTTTCGAGTTCAGCCCTAACTTCAGCAGCATACTCGCCACTGATCAACTTGTCTCTTATTTCTTTGTATTTCTTTTGGGCATTTGTATACAGTTCATCGAAATACTTTTGAAGAGAAACCGTAGGGTCTGTTATTGAACCAAGTGCATTGATTAGGCTACCAAGAATAGGAACTTTTTTCAAAAAATCAGTCATCGCTGTGATGATTTTAGTAGAGGCTATATCAAACTGCTCATTGATCCAATCAACGATCTTTTGCCAAAGTTCTTCAGCACTGTAATCTGGGGCGACGATATTCCACTCGCCAGTGAAAAAATCAGTGACTGCTTTGTCGATTTTACTGAAAAATGCCACAACCTTTTGTGTTTCTTTTCTCAAAGCAGCCTTGATTTTAGCCTTTCCCTCTTTGGTAAACACATCTTTAAGTTTGCATTCTGGTAAAAATGGTAAAGGTAACTCAAGTGGGTTTGGTATAGCAGAACTGATAATTTCTACAATTTTAAAAAGTATTTCAAGAATTAATTTTTGCAAATAGACATCAATGTCTTTCAAAAACTCCCTGACTTTGTATTCCATGTCGTCAACGCCAGACTTGACTTTCGTAAACACATCAGTCATCAAAATGCCAGTCACTTCATTAATGACAGTTTCAATTTCTTTGATTGCGTTTTCTAAATCACCAACACAATCATTTTGCTGAACAAGTGCTGACTGCACCCTCAGTTGTGATGGTATTGAACCGAGAGTTTTGAAATAATTTTGTAGAGTTTTTGTCATATCCCCATTTTTGCACTCTATTTTTGGAGGCTCAGGGAGATATAAAACAAGTTTTGTCATATTATGGATTGATGCCGATTATTGGCGCCTGAATACTTATCGCAGTTGTGGACACCAATTCAGTTTTACCTGTTGATAAGAGGGTGATTTTACCCCCAGACTCAATACTAATGTCACCTTGGACCAAAATGTATTTTTCGCCAATTGTAATTTCGACATTATCTTTTTCTGATTTTGTCGTGATTGTTCCATCTTGATCAATCAAAACATGCGTTCCCGTTTTATGGTAAACGTGCAATTTCTCATTTGCTGGAGTGTCATCAATTTCAATAACATGACCACTGAGTGATTGATAAACTTTATTAAATGGATATTGACTTGAAGTTCCAGCCTCGCCTCTGGCAAAAGCACTGACATCATGATCACCAGTATTCCCATTTGGTTTTGGAATATGGAATGTGCCCATTACAACAGGGATATTTTTCTCCCTGCCATCCATATAAAATCCAATTACATGCGAGCCAACTTCAATTCCAGTTGGTGACCAGCCTTTACCTCTATAAGAAGATGAGGTGGGTGGCATCATAATGATTGCCCATGGGAGTTTTTCATTTTCGATTTTGTCGAAATGTTCATTAATGATTTTGATTTGAACCCTACCTGCTTTGTCAGGGTCATCTGTATTGTTGATGACTTCTCCAACAAACCAAACAAATTCTCCTTCTCCCAACCCTATACTCATAAAATTATTCCTTCAAAAATCCTGTTTTCAAAACTTCACATGACTGGGTGTATCTTCCAACACCTGTTGGTATAATGCAATGTCGAATTTGTGTGATCAGATAATTTCCTGATAACATTTTGTTTTTAGACTTATCAGTCAAACCATCAGCATTAGGGAATTCGATATTAATAACCGAGCCTGCAGTTAATGCTGAGTCGCCCCATATGTCGATATTTAAAATGTTACTCATCAAACGTGAGAGGTATGGGCTGATAAAATTATCTTTTTTCACACGTTCCAAATCTTTTTCGTTTCTGATTGCGATAATGGTATTAACAGAGTTCATATCATCGCCTTGATATTTTGATGAAATATCTTTTCTTAATGTAAATGACTCCTGGTCAATGTTAAATTGCCCATCATCTTTTGTTTTTTCGAATTTGTATGGATCAGTTGTTCCAGTTTCGATATTGAATGCCCAAACGACATTTTGGACACCACCAATTGCCAAAGTTTCAAACAAGTTTTGTGATTTGACTTGTTTTGCTGCCAAAATATTTCTCCAGTCAGTCTTATCCACCCCAACTTTACTTACAGTTTCAAATGTAAAATTACGGTCACCAGTCACCACTGTTGGATCTTTTTTACCTTCCGCTATCAAGTGTTCAATAGTAGCAAAAGTATAGCCAAAACGATTTTCAAAGAAACAATATGATGAAGACTTATTGCTTCTTGAAACTGCTCTGCGACGAATTTTATCAATGGCTTGGAATGGTTTTAATTTTGTAAGGTTTACGGTATCAACCCCAAGTGTTTTCTCAAATGTGAATTTTTTATCTGTTTTGAGGTAATTTTTT